CCCTGCAACGCCATCCCGGCGAACCAATCGCGTAAACTCATTCCTGTGTTATGCCCATTGTGGTGATCTCCGACCCACACACAATAAGGAAACGCAGCCCCCCCGTCTTTAATCTCGCTCATTTTTCTCCTCCCTTCCATCGTTTCTCCTGTTGATCCTTATGGAAACGCACACCCCGATGGTATAAACCGACAAAAGAAGAGTAATCAATTTCCACCAACCATTAATCGTCTCGCCACTCATTCTCTCCCCCTTTTTGATCCAAACGCTTCCCGCACCTCGGGCAAAAGTTCATCCCGTTATCCTTCGGCGTTTCATAGTCACATTCCCATCTAACACCGCAAGATCCAATCCATCCACCGTCCGGCGCATTGTCTGTCCAAACGCAAGCGTCCTTCGCCTTCCCCACTCTGTCCGAGGGCCAATGTTTTGTCATGCCGCCCTCTCACCCTGCATTTTCTCACGAGCCTTTCCGCCAGTGGAAGGCGTCGGCAACGAAAGGAACCTGTCATCGCGGATCAACCAATCAGTCTGGTGGAGGACAACCAAATCAGCGTTTGATCTGCAATTTGAATCGGTTTTGTTGTACATCCCTTCCCCATTCTTGAAACAACAACCGGCGTGTTTTTGCTTGTATGCCGACCGTGTTTTTTCGTGAATGGCGACGATCTGTGATTCTGGTTTTTCAAACAGTTCTTCCTGGACCTGTCCGATGTCTGATAGACCGAATTTTTGTTTTATCATCGAAGGTGTCCCAGGGTAACCAAGTTTCGTTTCGCGTTCGTGCAAAACATTAACCTGATCGTCGTCCAACCTTGACACATGATATGCCCTCGCGGTTATTTCTCTCATTTGAACAGCCTCCCGTTTTTCCAGTCCCCCGCGTGTTTGACGATTGTTTCGGGTGTCCAAGACAGACCTTTCTTTTCCATCGCCGCAGATACCTGGTCGATGCAATCCGCCACCACCAGGACATCACCACCACACAGCCTCAAGAGGTCAGCCGCGGGGCGCGAATATCGCCTGAAATAAACGGCGTCCCACTCCCGATCGTCGTCCGGCACGTTCATCACCGCTTTGAACCCAGAGACGACCTTCTGAACGTCCGTTTTGGGAGGTCCGTAAGGCTTTTTGGGCGGTTCTGTGCCGTTGACTTTAGGATTTGGAACCTCGGGTGGATGGTCCGCCGGCGGTTTTTCCGGCGGTTTCTTTTCTTTTTCTTTTGGTACGGTTAGGTTAGGTACGGTAAGTGTCGGAAGGGTGTCGGTAGAATTAATCCTGGGTGTCGGTTGGGTGTCGGATTCTTCTTTGTCTCCGTAATCCTTGCCATGTAAAGCCCAAATTGAAACAAGAACATCTCGTTTTTTTGAGTACTTTGACCGCAAGAAACGACCGGCATAATCAAGCCAATCATGGACATAGACACTTTCTCCGTTCCGTTCGATGAACCCGAACTCCTCCAACTTCTGGATAGCATCCCGAACCACATCGAGCTTCATGTTGAGCGTCTCGGACATGACCTCCGGCGAGGTGAGCGCTGTAACGTCCCCCGATGAGGAGACCTCCAGGACCGACCACCAGAAACGATGTAAGAACCCAACGGCCTCATTTCGAGACCACCGCATTGCGGTTTGAAACCGGATCAGTTTAGAATGACGATCCAAATTTGTATGAGATTCAATCCAAGCCATTTTGTTTTCTTGTTGTCCTTATTTAAATCTACCCATTAACAACAAAAAGCTCTCTTGATTGAGACTGTGCTGATTCAAGATTTCTGCAAGCCTGATCCCAATATGAACGCTTTAACTCTACACCTACGAATTTTCTACCCATCTCAACCGCGCAAAATCCCTCAGAACCAATACCCATGAACGGACTTAAAACCAAGTCTCCCGGGTTTGACCACAATTTAATGGCCCGCTTGATTACGTCAAGTTGTAGTGGGCAAATATGCCGTTCGTCATTGTGTTCCCGTGCGCTTCGATATTGAAGGGTATCAGACGGGTTTATGTCCATCCATACAGGGGAAGCATACTGTTGCCAAAGCTGAACTGGAAAATCGTCGCCAGTATGAGCAACTCGTTCCTGGTTATTTCCAGGCTTTCTCATCGTTACCAAATAATCAGGAATACCCTGCCTACTCATGCAAGAGTCTTTTTTTATCTGCTTGTGAAGTAGTCCAAGGGCCTTCGTCCGTTGCATGGCTGTGACTGGGTCTTTCCAAATGCACACCTCAGAATGGAAAATCCATCCCTCATCCATATGTAACCTTATTAATTCTCCACGAAAATCACGAATCCCAATTACGCCATGGCGCTCTTTGCTCGTGGGCAAATTCATGCAATGAAAAGAAACCAAACGGCCAGGCATTGTAACGCGGTAAAGCTCTTTCACCAAAAATCTATAATGTGTCATAAACTGATGATCGTCTTTGCAGTTCCCCATGTCGCGATCGCTGTTTGAATATGTGTAAAGGCTTGAGAATGGTGGGCTGTAAATTGTAAAGTGAATCGAATCGGATGGCATTTCTTTAACAACATCGACACAATCACCAAGATGGGCTGACCATTTCTCACCCGTTTTTAAATCTCTTTCGTATGTCGACTTAGTCCGTGTTGTTGCCCCTTTCAATTCTTGACTGTTTATATCTTTCATGTGTTCAACCATCCTCTCTGCCATTTTTGTAGCATCGCTTTCCTTCCGTCTTATGTTTTCAACAATAGATCCTTCTGTGCTCGCCGTTATAATGTGAACATTGACTTGTCGCTTTTGACCAAAACGCCAACAACGGCGTATGGCCTGATAATATTGTTCATATGAATCGGAAAGGCCAACAAATGCCATATCTGCGCAGTGCTGCCAGTTCATCCCAAACCCAGCAATGGAAGGTTTTGTGACAAGAACACGAATTTTCCCTTCAGTAAATCCAATCATTGCGGATTCCTTTTCTTCAGGTGTGTCACTCCCCTTTACCTCAACAGCACCTTTAATCATCTTCCCAAGTGCTTCTGATTCCGTGTTTAAATTGCACCACACAAGGAAAGGACGATCTGTCCCATTAACAATAGAAGCACACGCACGAACCCTATCTTCAATTGTATCCCGTCGTGCGCCGATCCGCTCTTGAAGAGTGTTGGCCTCCAAAGCAAAAAGAAATCCATTCGAAGCTTTTTCTACCGAAACTGTGTGGCTGTGGATTTTTATTTCTGGAAGTTTGAAATTATCGTCTTTATATCCGAGGTCAGATGGTTTTCGCATCATCACGGCCCACGACGCCAACCATCTCCAAAAGTCTCCCTCGGCATGCCCCTTCAATCTCCATTTACTTGTTTCTCCACCGTCGTGGACAAAAAACATGGAAAGCATCTCTACTCGTGACATTGTTCCAAGGAACTCCGCATGGTTCGCCAATTCCATGTGATCGTTTGGCGCCGGGGTAGCCGTGCAACATAAACGAAAAGGCGTCCGACTGAAAGAATCGATTAAAGCCGTCCGCGTTTTACCATCATGAGATTTTAGGATTGACGATTCATCCAGCACTACTCCCGTAAATCGTGACGTGTCGAATCCGTCTAAACGCTCGTAATTTGTGACTGTTATCCGTTCTTTAATATCCGCCGCGTTCTTCGCAATCCCAATCGTAATTCCAAATTTATCAGCCTCTCTTTTAAATTGCCTAGACACTGCCAATGGGGCTACAATCAAAACGTCACCTGGAATGTGTCGCGCCCATTCCAATGCCATCGGCCCTTTTCCAAGTCCGCAGTCAGCCCAAATCGCCGCCCGCCCACGTTTTAGAGCCCATCCAACAATATCCCTCTGAAAACCAAATAGCATCTTGTTTAAATCGTGGACATCCGATAAACCAGTCGGAGCATCAAAAACTTGCTTCGACTTCAGAAATTGCTCGTAATTAATTTGATTTTTCATATTGTCAATTTGTCCTCAAATTTTCCTTGCTCTAACCAACACCGATTCGGCCATTTTAAGCCCGTAAGTGTGGGCCCGAAATACGACCTGCTGTTTAAGTGAAAGCGTTTTCCGGTATTTCTCTAAACCGGCCAGTATTTCAGAGAGTGAGTCAATGGCGTCCCGGAGAAGCTCTTCCTTGCACTCACAGGCATGGTGAAGGCCGTGGCAACTCATTGGCTTAAAATCCTCCATGCAATGGCCGCTTGCCGGAGGCATTGACCGTTTCCAACGGCTTTAAGTCTGTCCACCCCAGTGGCCACCCCATCATCGTTTCGTAATATTCCGCGCTCATTTCTTCACCTCGATCTTCTTACCACATTTCGGGCAGAATAAATATTCATTTACCCTCAACCCATCATCTTGGATTATAAAATATGTCTGACACGATGTATTGTACCATAGCGTGTCCCATGGACCCTGTTCGTCGATTTCCCACGCACACCTCTGTGCTCTCGTCATTTTTCACCTCGCGTGAAAGAAGTATTCAAAGCTACCAGATGCTGAACTCACTTTTCACCTCGCGTAAAAGAAGGGGCTTTTGATGCACGACCGGTTGTCGTCCAAATTTTAAAGCCCACTCATAACCAGATATTCGCCTCTGTCAGGCGTACAATTGTTAGTTGTCGCGCACCTGGGAAGAGCCCCAAGAGAGTGAATCAGTCGGCACGTCCATTGAAGGATTCCCGATTTCAGCGTGTCCTCTCAAACTTTCCGGGTTTGTTTTGTGCAATGCCATTTTAGTTCGCAGGCCCCACATTGCAAGGTCCAACTGATCGTTTGTTCGTTTGGGATTCCATGCCGAGTTCATGGTCTCTCCTTTGAAACAAAAAAAATATTCAGTTCACCGGGCGGGGTGGAAGTGCGGGGCCAGCAAGCACAATCCCACCCAAGTGAACTGAATATTCTTGTGCTGACCCAGCCGCTTCCACACGGCTATGAACTACTCCCATAATTTAAAATATCTCGATTGTTTTGTCAACATCTTTTTTATCGACGGTAAAATTAATTTTCATGGCCGATTGTCGATTTCGACCATCGCGTATTTCTCTTTGTCAATCGGCGCGTGGTCGAGACACTTGTATTTCCAGAATGGGCTTATCTTCTCGCGAACGTAAACCATTTCGTCGGCTTTTTTATGGCATGTGTCACATGAGCGTATTTCTTTCTTGTTGTAGGATACTCTATAGGCCATGTTAGATCCTAAAGAAGAATAACGAGTATGAATGATGTCATTTTATCTCCTTGAGGTCTTCCTTTAGGCGTTGCCAAAAAGTTCCCTCTCCGTCGTCGCCGGACAATAGCCAGTCAATCCGCTGTGCGTATGTTTCGGCAATACGTAACGCTTTTACTCCTTCGCGAAATCGAACAATCGTCTTGTCGTCGAACCTGTATTCGGATTCCGCATTTTTTGCAATCACTCTTTCAATATCATCTGCTATGTCACGCAGATGGTGCTGTTTGTAATCAAAGTGTCCTCCGCTCATTTGTAAACCTCCCTAAGATATTCCATGTAAACTTGTTCTGCGATAACAGGGGCATGCCTGTAATCAGAGAAGCTAAAAGCATCCTTTACGGTGTTCCACACTTTCAGAAAAATAGCGTGTTCTTCATCGTGCCCTTTTGCGGTAAACCACCAGGGAATCGGGTTCATTGGAGATTAACGAATTCCTTTTTTTCTTCCGTTAAATAATTTGATTTGTAAAAATCCTTGCTCTTGATCGCCTCTAAAATAACAGGGACGTGTTCCAGCCGTCGGACCTGTATGGGTGTAAACCGAAACACGCGCCAACCGAGGGACGCGGCCGCGTTGTATTTCTCGCAGTCCTTAAGGAATCCTGAACCTCTAGTGTGGCGTCCACCCGTCCAGACCCCTCCCTCAACTTCCATCGCAATCTTGTTCTCTGGCCATGCAAAATCGAAACGCCATTTTCGTGTTGGGTGAAACTTATATTCGGGAACGCCGCCGATGTTCATTTAGATTCAGGCTCCCTTCCGCATATATTCGAATGTTCGATCGCATCAGAATAGAATCCACCGCATTTCTTGCATTTCTTTAAACATTCCATATGTCGAGGAATATCAACAAACGGTGGTCCAATGTGGCTCTCAGTACGTTCTATTTTTTTACTGCAAATGTGGCACGTTGGCCGCTCGAAGTCTGTCATGGTGTAACTCCTAAATCAGAATAAATTGACCACTTGGTTCTATCCGACGTTTCAGGCGATAACCTGCTACTGTTTTACCCGTCCCCGTATGAACAGGAACCGTCTCGATGTCGTGCCCCGCTTTCCGAAGCGATTCCACGCGTGCCGCCAAACGAAACGACTTAATGTCCGGGTCCGCAAGAGCTTCGATCGGCGTCAGCGTCACTCCCGTTTCCAGCCTCCGAAGAATTTCAACCTCTTGGCTCATCGTTTAATCTCTCCTCAAATTGGCGGGTGCTATCCAGTTAAGGAAACCGCCCCGGTGTCGTTCTATGCGTCCGTTGCGCGGCTTATCGCCCCCAAATCGTGCCCGTTTAACGTCCGGGCCAGACGTTCAGGTCAATCCCCGATTCTCCCCGTCTCAGTGTACCGACGTGACGGTTTCATGGTCGGGAAGACAACTGTCGGCTGTCGCCTCTTGTCCTAAATCGTGCCCGTTATCGCACGGGCGGGCGTTTGGTTAGGACGCAAAAGTATGGGCTTATGGTCCCAACGAATCGCTCGGAAGGCTTGATCTTCCATAGAGACCTAACACTGACGAGCGAGTTCCCAAATTGTGACAGCTAGACATAGGTGCGGCTGTCTGCGCTTAATGCCATCCATCCCTCGCATGAGATGGAGCCTAGTCCAAATCGTGCCCCTTTATCGCAAGGGGCGGGCGGTGTATGCTGTTCCGACGGTGGATACACGACTGACACCGTTTGTAGTCGGGCGGATTTTCCACCCCCGCACACGGAACTCGGCTCTACAAATCTACTCCGGCTCCTGCGCTGTCCCGGCCTCTTCGTCAAGAATGGCCGACGTTTCAACCTTCGGGATTTCCGTCACCTGTTCAACCACCACCGCGTCGTCAAATTGAACCTCGGGCACTCCCTCTTTCCCGCCGTCGTTTATTACGGTCCCATGGTCCGCTGTGATTGCCCTCTGCATGTCTACAGACATTGGCCCCCACTTCGATATGAGGAGCTTGACGACCGTCTTTAGGGCCATAGCGTCAAAGTTCGTCTTCCACACCGATCCGGGATAGGTGAAACTTTTCGAATACCGTTTCCCGTGCTTTTCCACGTCTTCGGTTTTCATAAATAAGGCCTTCTCAAAACCGTTGATAAGCCGGAAATAAGCGAAATACCCAATCACCTTGTCGCTCTTCCGGTCCTCCTCGCTGTAGGTGATCTCTCCCGTCAGTTTATTGTGGGATTTTAATTCCCCTTCATAAACCACGTCGGCGTTGATCGTTTGGTATTGGCGGGACCGTTGGGCAAGCTGGACAAATCCTTTCCAGCCCATTTGGAACTGGGCGCGTGTTGCTCCGTCTTTTCCGCTTTTATATGGGACGATGTGGGCAAACCCGAGGGCGGGGTTAATTGGTAGATCCAACGTCGCCGCCATTGCCGCCGCTGAAATAACTGTCATAGGGTCCGCCGCCTTGAGCTGTTTATTGTTGTTGGAGCAGGAGATAATTGACGACATGAACCCCGCCGCCCGGTTTCCCATCATGTCGGAAAACCTTTTCTTCACGTCTACACGGTCCAATAATACGGCCAATGTGTTTCCTTTTTTCACTTCGTCAGTCTTTGCCAACGCTTGCGCCACTTCGTTCGTGCTGGACATTTTAAGCCTCCACTATTTCGGTTTTTTGGATTAGGAACCGTCGTGCGACGTTTTCCTTTCTGAACTTCTCGTACAAATCGGGGTGTTCTTTCTTGAATGCGTCCGTTTCAAATCGGCGGGTTTTCATGTTTGACCACCGGACCTTCCACCCACGGGCCAGACCAATTTCGGCATCACCCAGCATTTGGCGGAGAATGTTCTCCTGTTCGAGGATCTGTTTTTCCAGTCCGTCGGCGTCTTTATTCATCCCTTCCAACGTATCCAGGATTGCCGAAGCCTCGCTATCAAGTTCGATCGTCTTGGATTCGTCCGCTTGTGGGAATAATTTGGAAAGGGTGTCTTTGTCTGATGCACTGGCCGACGGTGGGATGTTTTTCAAAACAAATTCGTTCCAAAAGAGGACCTCACGGCGGATAAGATCAGAAATGACCTTTTCGTCCCGTTCCACCGTCTTTATCTTAAAATCCTGGTTTCCGATCAGAACGGCGACGTAACATTTCGCCGCCCCAGTTACGGCCAGGTAGTGGAGGGCTTGTATCACATACTCGCGTGGGACCTCTTCGCCGTCCCACTCTTTGGCCTTCCATGCGCTCGTGGTCTTACATTCCAAAATGGCGTCTTCTTTTAGGACCTTTCTGTCTATGTTGGCGCGGAGGAAATCGTATTGTGGGTGTGTGATAGTTCGGTTAACTCGATTAACTAACTTCCCAGTCTGCTCCTCAAACAGTTCCGCCACCGCCTCTTCAAGCCGGACGCCCAATTTCACCGGGAGACGCTCGGAGATGTCTTCCTCCGAAATCGCCCCCGTCTTCAAAGCCCATACCGCAAGCGGAGACTTCAAACGGGAAAGACCGAGTGCCGCCGCCGCGTCCGATCCGCCGAGGTATTTCGTTCTATCGTCCATTTTGTCCCCCCTTTAAAAAGGCTGGACCGGATAGGGTCGTACCGGTCCCGGCGCGCACGATCTCCGATCGTGGGAGGTCATTTACTCGGAGTTTTGACCCGCCTATGGAAGCCAAAGTTTTCATTAGTTCAAACCAACCCACGTTGCGAATGCCATTTTTAGCCCCATAAAAATCAGCGCCGCCCCGAGGACCCACGGGATGAGCCGACGCAGGTTTGCCAAGACGTGCTGAAAATGTGACCTGTTGTCGAGGTAATTCATCGCCAAGTCCCGTAGGCTCGTGGCCCTTCCCGCAGAACGTTCCGCGCCACCGGTATGGGCCGCGTCGACCACTTCGCCGCCACGTCGTGCCAGTCCGTCCCGCTGATTTGTGCGCCGCAATGGCAGGAAACATAAACTTCTTCTTTATGTGCGCAATCTTCAAAGAATGGGCGGCCAAGGCAAAAAGGGCAATCGGACAAGTTCCGCTCCAAAAGCTTTATTTCCAGATCGTTAATATCGTCCTGTGTCGGTATTGTCGTTTTCCAATGATCGTGAATGTCTATGCGCTCCATTATTTCCCCCCATCGGCTTTGGAAATTGCGTTGCGAAGAACCTTAGCCGTCTCGAGATTTTTACCGCCATTGATATAGTCTTCGATCGTCTCAAGAGCGTGTCTCGCCGCTTCCAGAAGGTCCGGCGCCGCCGCGATTAGCCGCGCGTTTGATTCCCACCCAACGGAGTCCGTGTATAGTTCGCCGATCCCTCCCGAGATATTCGCGCCGATGAACACCCGTTTCCCCGCGCCTTCACCCTGTGTTTTTCCATACGAATAATCCCATGGTCCCTGCGTATGAGTGGTCATGATTTCCCCCCGTCAACGATCTGGAACATGGCCCACGTTCCAAGATTTTGCAACCGAATAGCCGCTTGGAGATCACGCTCTGCTCTTCGCTCCGCCCATTCCTCATGCATTGTTGCGACCTCTCTTTCTACCGCGACATCTTCAGTTTTAGTCATGGCATCCTCCGAGTAGATGTTGTAAAAAAAATCCCCCTGGGGGAATTGGTTTTACCCAACTCTCGGCCCCCAGGGGATAATAAAAGCCGTCGCACCGCTTGGCGCGAAGGCTTGATAATTGACTGCGTGGCCGAGAGTCCACGTTGCATAAGTTTAGTATAGCATAAGTAATTTATTTGTCAAGTGGTAAATAAAAATATTTTTACCGTCGAGCGGAAGAGATTGTGCGCAAAACAATCTGCAAGATGGAGATGAACTTGCGCGGACATCCGCAATACGCATTTCTCCGATTCCCACCATACACCCCCACCAGGCCCCCCCAATCCCACGGATTCCCCACCAATCCCCCCACCTAAAAAATCGTTTACAATAAATTTACATGGCCCCCCCCTTGACATATCCTAGATTATAGGATATACTATCAGTGTAGAAAGAAACACAAAGCGCACAGGGGAGAGCAAAAATGAAATTCACAGCGGACCAAATCAGCCAACTAAAAGATAATTTCTCAAAAGTTGAACGGGTTGACCCAGAAAAACATCTAGGGCGATTCCATGCCATTCTTTCTGCGATGGACTCCGAAACACTAGAGCAGGTGATTTTTGCGGGGATTCGATTTGTTTCAAAATTGGCAATCAATGAAAAAATACGGCGGGAGGCATAATATGGAAAACAAGGGGAATAAAGAAACCGCCTCAACCATTAAGGAAATGATGGAAAAATGGGATGGCGTTTCCATTAAAGTTAGAAATACAAACCCTTCCATTACAAAAGAAGAACAATATAAAATCGTATCAACCATTATGAATAATTCAATCTTTTCACGAGAGGCTTAAAATGAAAAAAATAACTCTAAAAAATTCGTTCCACGGGACCCAGGTAGAAATTCATTCGGAATCAGCCACAGCACAGGAGGCATGGCTAGAGGCTCAGCTCGATCAATCGGCAAAGGGACGTGATACGGAGCGGAGAATTCGAAAGGCCCTGTGCGGTGTGAGCGATTGCAAATGTGGAATAGTGCGATAGATAAAATGAAAACTCTACCAGCTTGGGAGTGCCTTCGGTGCGGCCATGTGTGGCCGTGCCGGGGGCGAGTGAAACCTAAAAAGTGCGCGAACTTCCGCCATTGCGCATCCCCGTTCTGGGATAAACCGAAGGTCGGACGGTGGCCTAAAACCTCAACGTCACCAGAGCCGAAGGACGCCCATTTGCCACCCCACCGCATAGGTCCAAACGGTTCCTAAATCCATATCCTACGTAGGCCCCCCATGACCGGGATTCCCGGTAGTGAAACGGATTTGCCGAAATCCCGGCAAGCCAGCGGTCAGAACGTGGGGCCGGAGGGAACACCGGGGTTTGAACTCTTAAGGATTCCTGAACAACTGAAACAGGCCCCCTCTCCTCTACCGTCTCCCTCTCAATGCGCCCAGGCGTCTCCACCACCCGGGTGATGATCCGCACGGGTCCCTCGACCCTAACCATCCGGACTTGGTGAATAATGGCCGGGTTCCGGTAAACCAACTGATTTTGAGCCAGGGCGACGTGTTGGAGGTAACAGTAAATGAGAAGGAGAACGAACGCCACCGCCGCGCCCCACCGCCCAACGACCCGCCAGCGGATGCCGACGGCCAAAGGTAATAGCCTAGCGAGTATTTGGAGCATTTTTGCCCTTGAGATATGAGTCTAATACCGTCCCGCCACCGATTAATCCGGACGACAAGAAAACGCACGTCAACCAGTCCGACGCGGTGATTCTCCCCCCCAGGAGGAAACCGCCAGCGGCACAGAATACCCACAATCCAAAGCCAACTTTGCGCCCGTCGTGAAGAAGGAAAAGAGCCAAGAGCCTATGCATTTGATACGCCAAACCAAACAACGTCCATCGGCTTTGATGGGTTGACGCACACATGAATATGGCGCGTGGCAAATTCGATCCGCCTAAACCCAGCCCGGCCAAGTGCCCATATCATCTTTTCGCGTTCGTTTTGTCCTGTCGGAGACCGAAGGTCCGCCGCGTAACCAGATAGGTGCGAAGATTCAGAGGCCCCACCCGCCGCCGCGTTTTGTTCCGGCGTCCGTCGGCCCGAAGTTATTACGATCGGGAATCCGCACAAGTCGCGTGCCATGTCGAGCTTTGACATTAACTCCCCGTCCAACCCTTGTGCTTCCTCATCGGAAAAATGCCGCCATTTACCCATTTGCCACCGCCTTTGACTCTTTAGCAGGCATAAAAATAAAATCCTCCGAATCAATTAACCGACAAAGTTTCCAATCCTCTTTTTCACACTCAGAGCACGTCCCCATGACCACCTGAGAATAAGCCGTTCCACACCGTCGACAAACGGTAATCGGGCTTCCCTCGATCATTGTGGACCACCTACATGCATCCTCGGGATAAACCATCTTACAAAGGCAATAACTGCCGACGATGCTCCGGCTACCGCTATAATCGCACCCATTATTTTTAGAGGGAACGCCCAGAGACTTTTTATCTCCGCTTCATGTTTTTCTAGGATAGCCAGCATTCTTTCCAACTTAAGCCCATTCTCTTCCAGCTTTACGTTGGTCTTGCGAACGTCGTCATAAATAGACGTGCTTTCCGTCAAATGACGCTCGAACATTTTCTCAAACGACTCGATTCTCTCCGTCAAAAGTTCATTCATTTTGTCATTGTGCTCGATAGCTTTCCAAATGCGCGGTTTCCCAGGATCGGACAAATCTTCATCGCTCATGGTTTTTGACGTCCTGGTGATTTAGGATATTCATTATTTTAATTCTCATGAAAGTTCCCTTGAAACCGCCCAGAGGCGGCTTACCGACCATTGTTGAACTTGACCAGGTACGGGTCAATGACCCTAATTTTTCGGCCTACCGTCGTTGCGTTTATCCAAACTCCCAGCTCGACTGGGAAACACGAAGAATCCGACTCACCGGCATGATTTGTCCAAGAGAGTCCAGTCGATCCACCAAAAATTACATCAGTCGCCGACGCAGATGTTCCAGCATATATCTGCAATGCCCCAACGCTATACGGATTTCCCTGTCGACGACGCATTTCGAGAACAACCTTTCCGTTTTCTGCCCTAGCAAGATTATGCAATTCAGTTTTAGCGGCATAAGTAGCATTAGCGGCTATGGATGCATTGATCGCCGCGGCGACTTCTTTCGCCGTTACGGCGGAGGAAGATACAGCACCGGCAGAGCAGTCAATATTAGACCCTGATCCACTATTTTCCATTCCTAGACGTATGTTCTTATTCGTGCTTAGATCATAAGGGCCAGTATTAAGTGATACAATCCGTGGATTCCCGTTAGCCTTAGACCACGGAATTTCGAAGTTAAAGACCACATCATCCATATTCCGCGTAAAATAATGTCCTTGTGCATAAGTCAATTGACTCCCTGGGACCATACTGTCCGGCCAACCGCCATAAACAGCGGTAGCGCGCAGACATATTCCCTGAACTGTGCCGTCTGTTTCTAGCCTAAATCCTGCACGGTAACGGGCCCCACGTTCAACGATTACGCGCTGAGACAACACTAATTTTGACGAACCGGACGATGAAAACTCTATCCCGTTGCTAAGCAGAGTGATCGCGGGGAGACCCCAGCCATCGTATCGCCATCCGGTTATGTTTCTCCCTTGATTGTTTGTCGCCAGAAGACTGGCTGTAGCACGGCCAGCGATGCGTGGATTAAAGAGCAGGTTTTGCGGTGGGGCCGCGGAGGCCGCAACGCTATTCAGGTCTGACTGCTTTATGACGCGAAGATTCCCTGCCGAGACTGCGGATTTTATTGCGGCGAGCAATGACACCATTGCGGCTTCCGTAATATCAGTGCTAAAACCACCACCCAGATAATAACCGGACGATCCAGTTACGCTATTGTCACTCACTGCCGCGTCGGTCACTACCCCGTGAATCAGGAGATCAGTCGTAAAACCCTTCGATGCTACGATTCCTGCAATTAAAGCATTGACTGCTTCTGTTGAATTATAAGCGCCACCCAGACCAATATGGGGATGCCAGTTAGATGCGTCTTTTGTTGGTATTGGGCACGGCGCAGTGCCATTCCAGCGGGAGTTTCCGCGGTAGTGCTCAAAAGTACCGCTGGAAGATGTAGAAGAAAGATAACTCCAAAAATTCCCTCCACTTTGGGCAAAAGCTTTAAAGATTATTCCATTAGCCGCCGCCGTTTCCTTGCATTTATCCATATTACGTTGGCGCAAGTAGCTAGGCGTGAGACCGCATGCGTGGATGATAGCAGGTGCGCGCTTTGCATCTATTATATGAGCATCCCCCACTCGCCGCGTAAGATTGGACGCATCTTCTTCACCTGTGCAGTATGCATATCCGGAAGCCCCATTATCATTCATGAGAGATGTGATGTCGCGCCCAGCCAGAGGATCGGTACTGACAAGTGCCGTCGCATACGCTTTTATTGCCGTCAGTAACGTCGAGAGTGTATATGACGATAAAGTAAACGACGCAACAGTAACACCATCTCTGATTAGATTTAGAACTGTCGGCGTCATGTACACAAAGAAGCTGTCGCATGCCGTTGTAGTTGAGTCCCAAAAAATCCTTAACCCTCCGGCCATAGAAAAACGTTGCCCGTGTGTAGCGTCAGGGAGCCCCGTTTTGCAATTTTTAGCGTTGCCGCTGGCAATCGTCAGCAAGTTATCTGAAGCTTCCGTTCCTAGAAGCTCAGTGCTACGCATTGATGTCCAATTTGGCAGTGCATCAATAGCCGCAACCAACTCGTCAACTGTCGGGTATGACGCAAACGTAAAATTGAAGTCCTCGACGGACCCCGCAGTTGTTCCAATGACTGCCGTTGATGTCACATACATAGTCGCAGTCGCGGCAGGACCTACATATCTGACGTGGATTCCGGCGTCAGGTGCCTCCCAATCTTGATAGTGACGTGCCCCATGCGCTACAGGCTCGACCAATCCGGCATCAGCAAGATATTTAACTTGTTCCCATGTCATTAGGGACGCAGTATCTCCGACGCCCTCACCAGTGAGCGAGTTTGTATTGAGCGCGAGATACGGGACTATTCCGGCGTCGGCGTACATCCGAGCAAGCCCATTTACGCCGTTTGTACCGTACCACTGTGTAACGGGATGATCTCCGCCAATCAACAGAACTGGTGTCAAGTCTCCGCTAACAAAATTTGTCTGCGCTGTGCCAACGTTCCCAGCTCCGGTTATCTTATAAACAGAGACAGACGCGCCAGTTCCGGAAATAGACGCCAATTTTGCACGAATATAAAGCCAATTGAGCCATGATGCGTCCATCGTGAATTTGTCGGATGTTTGCGTGGGCCTGAGATTAAGATTGATCGTCCCGGCGGTTTGCCATATCAAGTTATCGTTCGATACCTGAATTTCAATAACTGCCGCCCCGGTCCCCGACAATGTCCTTCCATATGCCTCCACTGTCTCTATGCCTCCGCCATCCATCCTATATGATGCACTAGCCACCGCCGATGTTGCCCCATTCAGAATTTGAACTTTTCCATCAACGCTTAATGTCATAGTGTTTCTCCTTTAGTCATATTTTTAGTGTCCCGTTCCCGTGGAGTATCCACGTCGCACAAATTTGGTGTTACCGCGCTCGTCCGTCGTTAAATCAAAGATCTCAATCAATCCGCTATCGAGTGTTCCAGTTAGGCTGGGCATTTATTTAGGCTCCCTGCGTCGTCATTGTCTTTTCCTTCCGAATCTCCCAGCCAATGACGCTCCTCCGGCCGCAAGCACTCGTTGCATGGCCGAAGAATTCATTGCTCCGACAATTGGCATTGCCCTTGCCTTTACGAGTTGGTCTATCAACGTTCCAGCCATGCGCCCACCATTTTTATCAATTAAAGCCCCGGCAATGGCACCAGCGGCGGTTCCCATGCCACCAGAACCACCAAATATGTCTGATCCCAAGCCAAGACCTCCACCGATCCACGCACCAAGGTTTACGTTCTTTGAACCGTTTACCCTTCCACCCCTGAACTGATCGGCCAAGAGCTCATTATTCACATCTCCCATTACATCTTCACCAGTAAAATCCTTGAACTCTTTCAATGTCTTTTGAGAGGCAGAACGCCCCTCTTTTGTCGCCAGTTTCATTCGGCCAACCGTGGTATCTTTAGGGATGAACACTCCTTCTTCTTTCCCTATCGAAAACGCCCTGGTCATATCCTGTAGCGTTCGCATTCTTGCGGCAATCGGGTCCATCAGTTTCGAATATTCCGGATTGTTCTTTTTTAGTTGATCGCTAAGGCTTGTCCTGAACTCGATTAATGCTTCATTTGTCCGGCCAGCTAGAGGATTATTCCAATCAATGTTTTCGTCCGCGGCCTGAATTAATTTTCTTAATTGTTTTTGGTCAAGCATTTGAGAAACGTCTTTCCCCTGGCCTTTTTGTTTTATAGAGGATATATCCAAAATCATGTCGTCAATGGTCTTTGCCGCCTGACGCGCCGACTTACCTACCGGGCCTCCACCATCAATAACAATACCCTTACGGACATTTTTCAGAATCTTGACAACATCTTTTGTGGGCTCAGCCTTCAACCCTGACAACGAATCCCAAGCCTGGTTGTCCATCTCGTGTATCTCTTTGCTCAGTTTTTGCAATCCACTCGACATGTCTTCTGCAATCGTTTCCATCGGCTTTGCTTGTTTAATCGCTTGTGGTCTGTTAAATCTCGCCCCTATCGCCTCTTCCGACGGTCCGAACATTGCACTAATAAGTTTTCGTCCAGCAGGACGCGCAATCTTTCCGATCCCTGCCACTACAGGCTTCATCAACATTCCCAAAGATTCGGCCTCTACTCCGCTAAGGAGATTCTTTCCCGTTTTTTGAATCGCTTCTTTTACGTTTTTTACCGGCTCTTGAATGCCAAGCATCTCATCCAACGAATCAGCCGCCGATTTCCCTGCCGCGAAACCGAGAGCCCCCCCAGCCACGGCGGCAGGAATAACACCAGCCACGGTAGGGGCCGTGGCCCCACCAGCCAAAACAGCCCCACCCATTGATCCACCTATTTCAAGGACAGGTCGCGCAATATTTGAAATTATAGGGGAGGCCTTATCCATGAACGAACTTCCATTTTTAGGAAGTTCTGCGTCCGGCAATTGCCCTGCCGCCGAACCGACCGCCTTATTCAATTCGTCGGGTGAAAGACCTTCCGGGAAATCGATCAAATGACCTTTTACATCGATTGTTGGCATTAGAATATCTCCACTTTTCCGGTCTTCGGATTCCATCGACCAACGGCCTTTTTTGGTGTATTAAGTGTTTCTTTCGGAGCAATTCCAGCCGCATTTTTAAGGCCAGCGATTGCCGTCTCCCTGTTCATCCTCTTTTGTTCGATTACTTCATCGCTGTCACCGAATTGCTCAAAATACTGTTTGTCTCCATTTTCAAATTCAGAAGGAGATATAACGGCCCCTGATTCCCGTCGGAGGATCGAATTTATAAAGTTACGCTTTGCTTGCTCAAACTGCTGAACGGGCGCAGACTTTAAAAAATTCGGAGACTTACCTTGCACCGCAACTTTTGGCCCGGACAAGTCAACGACTTTAGAAAGTTCTTCAATCTGCTTATGCGCCTGCTCGGCTCTGTCACCGTAGAGAGTGGCGTTTGCCTGCCCTTCTGTCTGTGTTCCAGAAACAAGAGGACCTGCTCCAGGGAGTTTACCTGTCTTAAACGTTTCTGTTTTTCGATTAAACAGGACTGGCGCACCTCCCTGCATGCCAACAAACTGAACACCACCAGGGATAGACTGCGCCTTCATATTGAGAGCGTCTTCGAGCGATATTTCGCCAGAGATAACTTTTTCCGTAATGATGGATTCTAGAGTTTTTTTGTCATTACTTTCCGTCGGAGTTACCTCCGTCCTCAAAGACAACTGCCCTTTCTCGTTCCGTTCCCACACGTCCTTTGTTTTCATTTGCTGGGTGACGGGCTCCGGGCCTGACGAAGCTCTCTTTAACTCTTGTTTCCTGGCGGCATCAACCTGCGCCGCCATCTGTGCGCTAAGCCTCTCCTGGTTCTTCATCATCATTTCTTGTTCACGCATTCTCATTTCCTGTTCGCGCCTGTTCTGTTCGAGCATGATGAGCGTCTTCGCCCGTTCAAGTGACTGCTGTTGTCCGCTCAGATATCCACGGGCCAGCCCTTCCATGGCGGAAATGCCAGGGGATTTTTGAGCGTTTGCCGCATCGATGAGTTCTTGAACCGAGGCCATGGCGCGTTACCTCCCAATCCCTAAATTGCTCGTCGGTAGTTGTCCGTTGGCGTAAGGGTTATATCCATAAGAAGGCGTTGAACCGCTCGGGTAGTATCTCTGCATCATGTTGTTCGTCTGCTGGTTACTCAAATATTGACCGCCTATCTGGCCAACCAATCCGAGGAGATCCCCATAAGGGCTAGTATTGATCGAAGGAACGCCGTAGTTTGCCGTCTGTCCGGCAACCGTTTTAGCCGCGTCGATCGGCAATTGAAGTTCCTGTCTACGCCTCAAAAGTTCAGCGTCTCGCGCTTTGATCGAGGCATCGTTAAGCTGTCGCGTGAGCCCTCCGTATTGCTGGGACGCCTGAATCTGGTTCAGCCGCGCCGCCTGCTGGGCCTCGCCGCTTTGGTATGCCAGAGGGATCGCCTGTAGGCGTCGGTTTAACGCGCTGTCAGTCAACCGCGCAAGCTCCGATGTCAAAGTCTCGTTCCCGCGTGCCTGGATGTCACCGAGGTTCCGGATGGTATCAGTGGAATAGAGATTCCCCATGGCACCAGCATTCCGTTTAAGTGCCCTATTCGATTCTTTGATCTGTCGATTGACCTGGTCACGGAACGGGTTATATTGGGCCGCCACGTCGGTTGGGTCCGTCTTAAGGTAGTCGGCAAGGGCCGCGTCTCCTGCCGCATATTGTTTTGGGAGTCCTTGGTTCAAGAGGTCTTGAAGAGCCGACTGCCCCTGGCCCTCAATCCCGGTCATATTGTAATCTCCGTATCCGAGCGGAACTTCTGCCCCGGCGGTAAAGTTTCCGAATGTCCCTGTATTTGCAAATCCCATCAACTTTTGGCGCGCCGCCCTCTGCTCGGGTGTTTCGAGAGGGACCTGCTCTTGCTTCTTCTTACCCATGTTCGATATGAGAGATGAACCTATTGCTCCAGCTCCAATAGCGACACCGCCCCACGTTCCAACCATGTCGTGATCTTCTGGGCTTATTTCAGCCAATGGCGTCCCTGATCGCGTCGAAACGTGCCATTCGTTCTCTTTCGTTTTTTCAGCAAACAAACCATCAATCGAAATTCCGTTTTCTTTGAGTTTTTCGAGTGACTTTTTAAACGGAAGAAGGTGACCTTGTGGGGCGATTTCCATTAGGCTTTTGAATTCCCGCCCCTTTTCTTTCAGCCCAAGAATGAGACAGTTTTTGTGACTCACGTCATACGCCAATAAAACAGGGTCGTCATACGTTTTGGCAATAACGTAGTCTTCAATCTTTTCAAGATCCGTTTCGTTCGTAACGTGGACAGTGATCCACACCGTGTCTTCCAAGGCGATGACCGCCCTCTTCGTCCCGGGAGCGGAAATCATCGACAAGGGGGCTCTCAGATGTTCTCGCCCGCGCTCTTCGGTGACAACAATAACCTCCCCACTCATGAGAAAATTCGGGTGTGAATGTTTATGGATTTTCCCTGTAAGGATGTGTCCCTTAGGAATGAAAATCTCCCTGACGTAGACGCCCTCTGCAAAGGAATGCTTCAACGGCATTTCCGGCGAATCACCGAACGTCGCGCCGGGGATTTTAGCCATCGTTTCTTCAAGACAAAATATCTTCTTCCGAAATTCTTCCCTACTCTCAATGGCAGAGGGCGCGGGCTTTTCCATCAATTCCGTCGTCATAAATTATTCTCCTGTCCTACCGATTTGTCCCACTTGCGGATCGGCGTCCAAGAGCCGTTTTTGTGCGTCCTGCGTTAATGCCCCGATAAATTCAGCCCTGCTTTTCTGCACCTGATTTGCTACTTTATCCGTCGAAGCCGCCGTTTGGCGTATCATCTGCGCGTTCTCCACCAAAAGAATCGGAAGGAACTCAATCGCGCACCCAAATTTGTCAATCACCCCTTCACCCTGTGGGTTCTTCCCCTGCAAGTGTGTCCAGAATCGGCATTTACTCTCGACGCATTTCTTACCGATAAAAGGGCAGAAGCTCATTAGTCTTTGCTGGCCACTATAACGTCTGCACAAGCATATACAGAACTAGCATCAATAAGGGATGATCCGGTTGTCCCGTGGTTATGTGAGTTTCCTGAACCAGTCGCCTCTATTGAAGCACTCCCACTTCCTCCCGGCGTTGAAGCATAATAGCCAGAACCACCAGATCCGTTTCGTGCCCCTGCTACACCGGTAGCAGATCCGCTCCCGTATTCCTCTGCCCCCCATCCACTGCTCGCATTATGTGTACCTAGTATTCTGTGTGTGTGTGAAGGCATTTCCGCTGATGTTAACGTAAAATTTCCCGTTGTATGAGTGTGAGTCAACGGCATAGACGCCGCAATCGTTCCGCCAGTTGATCCGCCCGTCCCGCCAGCCGTAACAACGCGTAGAAATTTATCGTTCAACGCAACCGCTGTCCACCCGACTGGCGCGGATGCCTGGTAAAAGACCATTCTGGTTCCAGATGGGATAAGAGTCCCCACATCATCCCAACTTGTACCGTTGTCCCTCTGCACCACGTTACGCGTCGTGTCGAAATATATCCCGTATTGTCCCGCCGTTGGACGTTCGACCGTTGACCCCTTAAGACCACGATAACGATACACTGGGGCCGTGGATGGGCTTGCGCCTGGAAAAATTGCCTCCACTCCCTCAGCATCGTCTCCACGCAAAGCGTCTTGTATCGCGTTTTTCATTTCTCGAATTCTGTCGTCCCCCTGGGACAATAAATCCGAGCCTGCTGGTGTAGACGTTGACCATACGCCCATAATATTTTCTCCTTAAAAAACAAGTAGACGAAACGTTTTTGACGAAACGTCCGATTTCAGATAAAGTGTGTCCTTCGTGTTTGGCGTTACGCCGTCGTAAATACTCCCTGCGTCAGTCTGCCCCATGACGATATACCCTTCCGGGATTTTCCCGAGAGTATGTGTTGCACTAGCTTCAGTTCCAGGCGTCGCATGAGAGACAAAAACCACTTTCGCCATATCCACGTTGTCGTCAATCGAAATTCCAGCGTCAAGAATAGACTTAAGGACCATGACGAATCCGCTGAGCGCAGTTATTAAATCCTTATCGAATGTGCGCAATTTGTCTTTGTCGTAAGAAAATAACGCCGGGAAATTTGGTTCTTGAAATTTCGTCATCGCCTTGACTCTCGCGGCGTAGCCTCGATTTGATATTTTTTAAGCGAAAACGTGTCACCAATTCCGGGGCATGAAAAACGCAACCGAAGAGATGAAGAGACACAATCAAAATACACTTGAAGAGGCGAACTGTCCGACGGTTGTGCGCTCCCAAGCGTCAGCGTGGTAGCCGTCGTCCAAGATTCTCCACCATCGATTGAGTAGTCAATAGAGACGGAATTCCCAGAGGCCCAAACCTCTAGCCCTTTCCATCTCATCATCTTGTCTATATCCGGTATTCCAAAATCAGTGGCGGTAAAATCTTTCGTTTCCCATATAGAATCAATCGCCGCCCCTCCGTCTGTCACAATTCCAACCGCGCGTTTTTCCGTCGCCCCAGACGCGTATCCGTAGATAACAACCTTATTTAGAGAAAGGGACGTAACAGAATCCCATCTCCCAGTTTGAGTATCCCACGTCCCAACGGATTCATCCCATGTCAAAGAGAGAGTATTAAGATAAAGAGACATTGATGTACAGTCATTCCGAACGTCTTTGTAAACCTGTTGCGTTCGCCAATTGTATTTGTAGATCGTCGATGGTTCTGTGTCTGAACCAATCGGGACCGCTACCCAATATTCGTCGATGTCATCAATAAACATACCGATTGATCTTTTTATCGCGTTTGGGTTTATAGTCTCTCTTAACTCGTCTTGTATTGGTGCCTCAATCAGCGGGGCCGTTATCCCATTGAAAAGATGTATCCCGTCAGTCCCCAGAAAGATTTGTTCACCGCTTGGAATGTTTGCTATCGTCGCCTCAGCGGCGCAACCAACTCCTGTGCTTTTTCTATCAAAACGAAAAACGTCAGACGTTGTAACCAATTGGCCGAGATAAATTGATGTCGTTTTATGGACCGTCAGAAAGTTTCCGAAAATGCCTAGACCAGTAATGTCGTCTGGGTCCTCCAAAAGATTCGTACTTCCGGCGTTCGTCCCAACACCGCTCCAAACCTCTGGGCTGTCTGTATCAGACCATTGGACCCTGTTGTAATACGTGTTTCCACCGTCAACGACGTAAGCCAAAACAAGATATGGACCGAACGATCTAACGAACCTTGCAAGTGGAGGGGATCCTCCCAACAATGCCGCGTTACCACTAATCCCAATCTTGAATATCGGGTCTATTCCATTCGTGACAACCGCCATCTTTTCTGCCGTCAAGATTGGAAATGCAAGACTCAGAGGGTCATCCTCGGAACCTGTCAACGTCACTGCGCCTTTAACATCATTCCACACACTTGTCGATTTTATGAGTTCTTCGACTTTCGTTAGCCCAACCCGGACAAGCCTTGTTTGCGTCCCAACCTGTAGTTCAAACAACCTCATACACCTCTCCGCCATCGAAGATCCGAGAGAAGAACTCCCAGCCCGCTTGCGGATGATGCCTCTATAATATTCCATGTTCCGAGTGTTAGACGCCGACCGTTGGTCAACGTATTCGGCGGGCCTGTCAACAACAAGGCCCTTTGATGGGAGCGGGATATTTAGCTTTATGGCCATTGTTATTTCATTTCCTTCATGGCGAAAATTGCCCGCGTATTTTTCTTCTCACGCGCCACAAACTCCGCAAGCTCACGGTCGTATTTCTGTGAATACCTGTCCGCGTTGTCCCACTCTTCCATAACCTCAAAGAGACGGGCCAAGGCTCCGAACTTAACGCACTCACGCGCGTTGTCGGTAAACATCACATCGCTTGAAACACTCGTCACCGGGTCAGCCAGGAACTTGGCGTAATCAATCTGGTATTCGTATGTCGTTCTGTCTGGAACAGGTCCGATAAGAAGCTGTTTTCTAAAAATGCAATAATCCGTAGGCTCCCCATCATCCGGATCGTCGCAGTCTTGCTCGGGGAACTTCTCATTAAATTGCTGTTTTGAGAGTTTATTCAGCGTGCCGGAGTCGTCCTGATCAGTCCATCGAACATCGCCAAGCAAATGCCCGAAATCGTCAGGTAGGTCGATCTTGTAATCGCCCAAAGCTGAAATCCCAACCGCCGTGTATGCCTCTACCTTGTTCTCCTCGAAACCAAACTCCTCGCACATGTCCATGATCGTGTCAGTAATGGCGTCGTAAACTTCCGCAGTCTTATCAGTCCGCTTGAAAGTCCTAACGATGTAGTCGTGTAGTTCTGATCCGGTCATTTTGTCCATGGCGTTCCCCTTTAATCTTGCGTGATGATCTCAATCAACTGATCATCGGCCCCGGTAGCAGAAAACCGCAACATGACTTTGTTCCCATTTAGGTCATCCGCCGACAAGCTCACTCTGTAGACGCCATTCGACAATTCAACGGCACCGCTCGAACATGGGGAGAATGGGTTTCCGTCTATCGCTCGTTCCGCCGTAACGGTCAAACCTGTTTTTGGGTTCTTCGTGGTAGCGTCGAACATCGGGAACATGAA